GGTACTGTCGAGCGCGAAAAACGCGAGGTTTTAAGTTTGAGAAAAAATGACAAATTGACAAATCGAGCATCTTTCCGGGCGGTTACTGTAAATTCGGGTATCAACCACAATATATTGATGTGTTCCGGAAACATACCGGGAATAGTGGGTGTCGAGCGATGAGCGAAGGCGGAAACGAGCTGCAGAACCCCAGGCAGGTCTATCAATATCTGAAAGACCGGTATCATGTGGGGCAGAAAACGATTTATCGCCACGTGGAGGCCGGGCGGTTGAAACCGAAGCGCGGGGGCGGATTTGCGGCCCGGACCGTGGAGGCTTATGCAAAGTCTCATTTGACTCCCAGGGCCGGGGCTGAGCATCCGGACGTTTCGGATCCGGACGAGGCCGGGGAAAATATCGGGGCCATGGAGCGAAAGCAGATGGCCGAGGCCGAGCTAAAAGAAGAGCAGGCCCGCTGTGCCAGGATGCTGCGACTAAAAGACGAGGCCCGGCTGGTGGAAACTGAAACCGTTGAGCAGGAGCTGGTCACCCGGCACCGGATCTTTTCATACAGCCTGGACAATTTTTTTCAGGAGCGCATGGACGATGTGGCCGCCATGTTCGGCGGTGATGAGCGCCGGGCAAAGGAGATTATTTCCCTGGTCGGCGGTGATCCGGAAAAAGCCTGGGACCTGGTCCAGTGGATGCAGTCCAGGGTTCCGGATCTGATCGCATTTTTTACGCAGCAGAAAGAGGATTGGCTAAACTCCTATGCCACGGGCGCCTGGTATACCGATGAGATGATCAAGGTGATTGAGAAATGGAAGCAGCAGTAGTGGCGCAATACAACCAGAAGCATGATCCGGTTTTTTTCGGGGCAGAGCAGGCTTTTTTCAAACGCAGAGAGCAGACCCCGACCTATGACTGGGCCCGGAAAAACTTTCGGATCGTGGCCGGACCGCTGAAAGGCAAGTTCTGGAGCCCCTCTGTGATTCCGTATGCCAAGGGGATCATGGACTGGTTTGACGCGCCTTATGTCCGCAAGGTGTTTATCTGCGCACCATCTCAGACCGGCAAAACCACGATTGCTTATGCCTGCCTTGGGGCGGCTTTGTGCCGCCGGCCCGGCCCGGCCGGCATCGGCATGCCGGATGAGTCTGCTGTGGAGCGCATTTTCAGAGAAAAGCTGATTCCGCATTTTAAAAGCTCGCCTGCGCTGCGCCGGCAGCTGCTGGACTCCTACCTTGCAACCCAAAAACAAGAGATCCGCCTTAAAGACGGCTCTCACGTGTACGGCCTATGGGCCGGGTCCGAATCCCGGATGAGCTCGGTTTCATTGCAGTACCTGCTCATTGACGAGGAGGACGCTTACGAAAAAGCGGCATCGATCATGTCCATGGAAGAACGGACCATCGCTTATGAATGGACATCCAAGATCATGCGGTTTTCCAAACCCCGGGGCATCGAGGAGGAATCCCGGATATGGCAGGACATGCAGGCCGAGTCCCAGGTGATCCTGGATTTTTTTGCGCAGTGCCCGGCATGTGAAACCATGCAGAAAATGGAGTTTGAAAACATTCGGGTCAGAAACGAGGAGCGAAACCCGAAAAAGATCCTGGGCGAACGCCTGGCGTTATACGAGTGCGTGCACTGCGGGCTGAAATGGAATGATCAGGTCAGAAACACGGCTGTTGAAAACGGGGAATGGCGGCCGCGCGGCAAATACAACCGGCCCTCAGTGGTAGGCTTTCACGTGCCGAGCTGGATATCTCCGTTTGTGAGCATGTCAAAAGTGATGGCGGATTTTTTCCGGGCCCAGGCTTCCGGGCCTTCTGCTTTGCAGAAGTTTGACAACAGTCACCGTGCGGTGCCGGGCCAGACCATTGTCAATGAGCAGAGCGAGGACCAGCTGTTTAACCTGGTGATCCCGGATCTGGGCGCCCAGGTTGTACCGGATGAGGCCCTGGCCCTGACGTTTTCCGCTGACACACAAAAAGACCACTTTTACTACTCGGTCTGGGCCCATTCCATGGAGCCGCGCAAGGACTGGGTGATTGATGCCGGGATCGTTGGCGAGTTCTTCGAGCTCGAAGACCTGATTTTTGAATCTAAGTTCCGCCGGGATGGATCAGATGAGCATCTTTCCATCTGGCGGGCTGCCGTGGACACCGGCGGCGGTGAGGGTTTTCGATGGGAAATGACCCGGACCCAGCAGGTCTACCAATGGCTTTTGCGCCAGCGGCCGGGTGTGGTTTTCGGCACAAAAGGCATGACGCGAAAGGAGCCGGGCGTGCAGGTCAAGTTCAATTACCGGCAGAAGTTTCCGGACGGCCGCGTCATGCGGCACGGATTAAAACTGTATTTCCTGGACACGGATGCGTTCAAGGATGAGCTGTTCTGGCGCCTGGGTGATGAATCGGCAGAGCCGATATATTTTCACGGAGAAATCTCCCGGGACTATTTCAAGCAGCTTCTGGCCGAGAAAAAGGTGGTGCAGAAGGGCAAGGAAGTCTGGAAAAAGGTCCGGAATCACAACCACTGGCTTGACTGTGCGGTGGGCCACCTGGCCCTGGTACACTGGCAGTGGTCTCCGAGCCTGCAGGCCATGGCCCAGCGCATGGCGGCCGAAACAGATACGCCGAAAAAGAAGCGGAAAAAAAGCGTCAATCCCTACACGAACGGGAAAAATCCTTTTACGGGGCGGTAATGGAAAACAAAGACATAGCAAAACACCTGGCGATTGCCATCCAGGCCGCAGAAAGCGGCGTGGATTATTTTCCGACAACCGGCGCCCGCTGTCCGTTCTGCGGCCGCAGAAAAGTGCCGGTCTATACCACCCGGCCCTGGGAACACGGCTGCCGGATCCGGTATCACAAATGCGGAAATCCGGGCTGTTATTTAAACCAGCTCAACAAGACCATTAAATCCGTTGAAAGCCTGGAAGTGAGGACTTGATGCTGCTGACCGGAGATATATTGATCCCTACCCGAAGTTTTTCTTATTGCCTTCGGCGAACCCTTGTAGTACTGGTACTAAATTAGTACTCGTCTCATTGACCCGCCATCAGCCGGGGTCTATTCTGCACCCATGGCTACCATAACTGAACTACAGGAAGAACTGGCGTTATACAAAAACGCCAGAAAGAAAATCCTCGGAGGCGCGCAATCCTACCGGGCCGGGGATTTCCGGGCTGATCGCGCGGATCTGGCGACCATTGAAAAGGCGATTGCCGACCTTGAGCGCCGGATCCAGGTGAAATCCAACGGCGGCCGGATCAACACCGGCCAGGCGATATTTGGAGGCCGACGTGGATAATACCGGACGCAAAGCCCCCAAAACCGACATATTCACCCGGGCCATGGCCTCTGTCATCGGCACGGTGGCCCCGTCTGCGGCCATGCGCTATATCGGCCGGCGCCGGGTGCTGCGTTCCTACCTGGCCGCCAACAAAACCGGCCCGAACCAGAACTGGCGGCCGTCGAACAAGTCCGGCGACGAAATCCTTAAAAAAGACCACAAGCTGATCCTTGCCCGGGCCCGGGATCTTGTCAGAAATGACGCCCATGTTTCCGGGGCCCTGCGCAAAATCGTCAACAATGTGGTGTTTAACGGCATCCGGCCCCAGGCGGCCCTTAAAACCAATGACGGCGAGCTGCAGCGCACCCGGAACAACCGGGCCGAAGCCCATTTCAAGCGATGGGCCGAGGCGGTGGACTTTTACGAAAAACAAGAGCTTTGCCTCCGGCACCTCTGGCAGGACGGCGAAATCCTGGCGCATTTTTTCTATGACCCGGAGCTGCACCGCCAGGGCATTGTGCCCCTGGGCATCGAACTGATCGAATGCGATCACCTGGACACATCCATTGACGGCCGGCTGAGAAACGGCAATTACGCCAAGCGCGGCAAGGAATTTAACAAGGCCGGCCGCGTGGTGGCCTATCACGTGTTTCCGGAACACCCCGGGGAAAACACCCTGTTTTCCCTTTCCCGGTCCAACCGGATCCCGGCCGGCTCCATGATCCACGTGTTTTCCCCGGAGCGGGCCTCCCAGACCCGGGGGGTCTCCTGGCTGGTGGCCGCCATCATGGAAATCAAAGATTTTGGGGAATACCAGAACAACGAGCGCCTGGCCGCGCGCCTGGCATCGGCCTTCGGCGTTTTTGTGGAATCGCCCTACCCGGAACACCAGATGCCGGAAAATCACCCGATCACAAAAGCCTCGGGATATCCGGGCGTGGACGACATATCCGACTACATTGACCCGGGCCGCATTGACGTGCTGCCCCCGGGCATGAAGATCACCACAGCCAAATATGAAAGACCCTGCCAGACTTACGAGCCCTTTACCAAGACGACTTTGAAGGGCGCGTCAACCGGCGTTGGCATGAGCTATGAAAGTTTTTCCAATGATTACGCCGATGCGAGCTATTCCGCCGCCCGTTCCGCTGCCCT